TTCTCTACAATCACATCTGCTGCTGGTGGATATGGTGGCGGATCATGTAATAGACCAGGCGGTGCTGGTGGTAATGGAGGTGGCGGTGGTGCTAATTCTAACCCTGGTGGTTGTGGTGGTGCTGGTAATACTCCACCTGTTAGTCCTTCACAAGGTAATAATGGCGGAAATGGTAATGCTGCTGGTGGACAAGAATCTGGTGGTGGAGGCGGTGGTATAGGTGGCGCTGGCACTAATGGTTCAACTCCAGGTATAGGTGGTCCAGGTGGTAACGGTGTTGCTTCATCAATTACAGGTTCATCTGTAACAAGAGGCGGCGGAGGCGGCGGAGGTGGAGGTTATCCTGCAACACCATCTGCTGTTAGAGGAACTGGAGGTTCTGGAGGTGGCGGTAATGGCGCACAAAATCCTGCTTCAGGATCAGGATCAGATCCAACTACTGGTACTGCTAATACAGGAGGTGGTGGTGGAGGAGGAACTCATACTAATGCACCTTCAGCTCAAATATTAGGAAAATCTGGTGGATCAGGCGTTGTTATTATACGATATAAGTTTCAATAATTAGTCTTTTTTAAGACTACTATATATTAAAAAGGTGAATATAAAATGAATTTAAGTAATTATTATTATTATTTTCAATCAGCATTAACCCCTCGTATGTGTGATGAAATAATTGAATATGGAAAAAAACACAAACCTGAAATAGCTGTCACAGGTGGTGCAGAAAAAACTGAGGGCAACATCAAAAAAGACGGCACTTTCAAAAAATCAGCGCTTAAAAAACTTCATGTAAAAAGAAAATCTGATATTGTTTGGATGAATGATACATGGTTATATAAAGAGATACATCCTTACATACACGAAGCAAACAAACAAGCTGGTTGGAATTTTGATTGGAGCTGGTCAGAATCATGTCAATTTACTAGATATGGTGTAGGACAATATTATGGTTGGCATTGTGATTCATGGGATAAACCTTATAATAAACCTGATGATCTTAATTCACATGGTAAAATAAGAAAGTTATCAGTTACAATATCATTATCAGAGCCTGAAGATTATGTAGGTGGTAATTTAGAATTTGATATGAGAAATCAAAAAGATTGGGAACAAGATAAAAAGAAAGCAATACATGAATGTACAGAAATTAGACCTCGTGGTTCTATTATTGTTTTTCCAAGTTTTGTTTGGCATAGAGTTGCACCAGTAACAAAAGGAACTAGATACTCATTAGTGATTTGGAATCTAGGTTATCCGTTTAGATAGGAGTATATTATGGCAATATTAAATAGTCAAAATCAATTAAACATAGACAATTATTTTTCTTGTCCTGTTTATACAATCGAAAAACCTGAATGGGTTTCAAAGGTTGATAAAGCATGTGACAAACATATAAAAGAAGCTTATAAAAGAGAAAAGCCTAAACAAGTACAAAGAAAAAAAGATTTAGGAACAAAACATTATAACGCTGTAAAAGATCATGGTATGTCTTATCATTCCACAGAAATCTCAAAAGATCCTGAGTTAGGTAATTTTGTAGAGTATTGTGGTAATACAGCATGGAACATATTAGATAGTCAAGGATTTGATATGTCCAACTACACAATGTTTTTTACAGAGTGTTGGGTACAAGAATTTAGTAAGAATGGTGGTGGTCATCATAATACGCATATTCATGCAGATAATCATATCTCTGGTTTTTATTATCTTAAATGTTCACCCAATACGTCACTACCTGTTTTTCATGATCCTAGACCAGGTGCATTAATGACAGGATTAAAACAAAAAGATAAAACTAAAATATCATATGCAAATGATCAAATACATTATACTCCTCAACCAGGCACTTTAATATTTTTTAATTCTTATATGCCACATCAATATACAATGCATGATGGTTATGAGGATTTTAGATTTATACATTTTAATATTCAAGCAATTCGTAATGAAATTATTAATGGAGTAAAAGGACAATGAAAACTGAATTTGACAAAAATAATTATATTGTAATTAAAAAGGCAGTAGAACCTAAAGTAGCAGAATTTGTTTATAACTATTTTTTAATGAAAAGACAAGTTGCAAGAACAATGTTTGACGAAAGATTTATTTCACCTTTTACCACTGAATGGGGTGTATGGAATGATGAGCAAGTGCCAGAAACATATTCTAATTATGCTGATATCGCAATGGAAACTTTGTTATTAAAAACACAACCTATTATGGAAAAACACACAGGTATGAAATTAATACCAACATATTCTTATGCTCGTATCTATAAAAAAGGCGATGTATTACATAGACATAAAGATAGATACTCATGTGAAATCTCAACGACTGTAAATCTAGGTGGAGATCCATGGCCAATCTATATTGAAAATGATCCTAAAAAAGGTGGTTTAACTGATAACGGTTATAAATCAGATATGACTGAGGGTAAAAAAGTCAACTTAAAACCTGGAGATATGTTAGTTTATAAGGGTAATATATGTGAACATTGGCGTGAAGCATTTGAAGGTGAAGATTGTGGTCAAGTTTTTTTACATTATAATAATGCAAATACAGAAGGTGCAGATAAAAACATATACGATGGAAGACTTCATGTAGGTTTACCTTCTTGGTTTAAAGGTAGAACGATCAGATAACTGTAAAAAAAGCATAAATAGTATGAACAGGAGATTACAGTATGCCAACAACCACAGTCACGACTGCCCCAAATGTGGCCGCCATTGCAAATTTAGTAATGGATCAAGGGTCAACATTTAGTACAGTCATAACAGTATATCAAAACGATAGTATTCTTGATTTAGCAGGTTATTCTGCCGCGGCACAAATTCGTAAATCATACTCATCTTCATCATCAACATCTTTTACTACTGCAATAGATTCAGACACAACAACTGGTAAAATTACTTTAAGTTTAACATCTACTCAAACTGCTGCTTTAGAAGAAGGGCGATATGTTTATGATGTTGAAATAACTGCTTCTGATAGCACAATAACAAGACCAATACAAGGGATAGTGACAATCAGACCAAATGTCACTAGATAGTTATGAGTAAAGATAATGTTGATGTTTCATCTGATTTAGGTTCACTTCTTGGTGAGTTAGCCAAAGCAAAAGTAGAAGATCAAAAAAAGAAATTAGAAAAGGTAGAAGAACTTAATAAAGATAGTTCGTTTGCTGATATGATGGCAGAATTGTCACAGGTAGCAAAAACAACTAAAGTAAAAAAAATTGAAAAGAAAAAATTACTTGTAGAACCTGAAAAGAAAAAAGAAAAAGAAGTCACAACTAAAGAAGAAAAACAAGGTCTATTACAACAATTATCTCAATTAGCAGTCGAAACAAAAACACCAATTGTTACATTAAAAAAAGAAGAAAGTTATGATATTGGTCAAGACTATGCAGATCATACAAAAGAAGTAACACCAGGTCAAGCACCAGAAAAGAAAAAGAAAAAAACTAAAAAGAGAAAAGTAGAAGAAGATTCTATTATAGAATTAACTACAAAAGAAATAAGTAAAAATAAATCATTAAAAGAACAACCTGAATTAGGTTCTTTAGATGAAGTTAAAAAAGAGTTTCAAAAGTTTAAAGATATAGTCACTCAACAAATGTCATCAATAGGTGGCGGTGGTGAAGTTAATCTAAGAAAATTAGATGATGTTGATGATAGCTCTAAACAAAATGGTTTCGCATTAAAATATAATTCATCAACTGATAAGTTTGATTTTGGTGAAGTCGCAAGTGATTTATCAGCAGTAGATCAAGATATTATACCTGATGGTAATGGTACCAGAAGTTTAGGTAGTGCCTCTAAAAGATTTAAAGAAATTTTTTTAGCGGGTGAAACAATTAATCTAGGTGGTGCAACAATTAGTTCAGATGGAACAGGATCAATTGCAATTGCAGCGACTGGTGCAACATTACCTGCTGGTTCAAAGGCAGGTACAAATCAACTTGCTGTTGTATCAACCGGTGGTTCAGGTACTGCTGGTCAGGTTG